TTGTCGGCTTAGACAAGGTTGAGAAATTGAGGGAACGGCTGGAATCTCTGACTGGTAAAAAACCGATTCCTGTGTGGCATGAGACCAGAGAAAAGAACTATTACATTGATATGTGCAGGAATTATCCGTATATTGCTGTCGGGGGGATTGCGATATTGAAAGGGAAGGCACGGGAAGATAAAGAACGTATTTTCCCGTGGATGATATACACCGCACATAAGAATGGTGCGAAGATTCATGGATTAGGTTATACGAATATCGGGAACTTAAAGAAGTATCACTTCGATTCAGTAGATTCAACGGCTTGGCTTTATGGAAATCGTGGTGGCTATCTATATAAATTAAATCCTAAGACTGGATTAATGGAGAAAATTGAGAAAGCAAATAGCCGTCTAAAGCCAAGAGAAGCGGCTATCCATAACTTCTCAGAATGGGTTAAGTTTTCTATTTATGCAGAAAATCTTTTATAAATTATTTATATGAAAAATTCAGTAATTATACTATCTGGTGGTATGGATAGTGTCACGCTCCTGTACCATAAAAGAAACGAGATTGCACTTGCGGTCACATTTGACTATGGTAGCAACCATAACAAACGAGAGATTGAGTGTGCGAAGTATCATTGTGAACAATTAGGGATTGAGCATATTATCATACCGCTTGACTTTATGTATAAATATTTCAAGTCATCACTCTTGAATGGTGCGGACGCAATTCCAGAAGGTCACTACGCAGATGAAAATATGAGGTCAACTGTAGTTCCTTTCCGTAACGGAATCATGTTATCAATCGCCTGTGGTATCGCTGAGAGCAGGGGACTGAAATTTGTGTTAATTGCGAATCATGCGGGAGACCATTCAATTTACCCAGACTGCAGGGCAACGTTTATATCCTCTATGTCGGACGCAATGGCTTACGGCACATACCAGAACGTGAAAATATCAGCACCATATACCACTATCTCAAAATCTGATATTGCAGTTATAGGCAAAGGTCTGGGAGTTGACTATACCAAGACCTATTCGTGTTATAAGGGAGGCGAGAGGCATTGCGGAAAGTGCGGTACTTGCGTTGAACGTAAAGAGGCGATGCGGGATGCTGGTATAATAGATAAAACAGAGTATGAATTTTAATATATAAATTAATATGTTCTATGTATCTAAACGGATAGAGATAGCAGGCGCACATCGTCTGAATCTCAATTATGAGAGCAAGTGTCAGAACCTGCATGGCCATAACTGGATTGTGACTGTGTATTGCAAGGCTGAAAAGCTGGACGCAAACGGTATGGTATGTGACTTTACCCACATCAAGAGGATGGTTCACGACAATTTGGACCATAAAGTGATTAATGATGTTGTCAAGGACATCAACCCGACTGCTGAGAACATGGCAAGATGGATTTGCAGGCAGATTCCGAACTGCTACAAGGTAAGTGTGCAGGAGAGCGAGGGCAACATCGCAATTTATGAGGAGGACTGAGCTATGCGCATAAACGAGATTTTTTACTCAATACAAGGCGAGGGATTTCACGCTGGTAAACCTTCCGTTTTCGTGCGTTTTGCTGGATGTAATTTGAAATGCGATTTCTGCGATACAAACCATCAACCTTATAAAGAGTACACAGAGGATGAAATCGTGCGTCAAATCGCGTTTTATGGCGCAGATTTCGTTGTTTTTACTGGGGGTGAGCCTACACTGCAGTTAACGGAATCACTTGTCGACAAAGTCCATGCAATCAGAGATGATATGTATATTGCGGTGGAAAGTAACGGAACACATGACTGTGTTGGCAATGTGAATTGGCTGACAATATCCCCGAAAGACCTCTATCTTGGAGAGAAGGCAAAGGTGCATCACTGGTTCTGCAACGAAATCAAGGTCGTTTGGGATGGTGTCGTGGATATATATAATTATATTGATAAATTTATCTATGCCAAGATTGAAAATTACTATATAAAACCTCTGCTATATATCCAACCATGTGATACTGGAGATATAGATAAGAACAAAGAGATTATTAACAAGTGTGTTGAATTTGTAAAACAAAACCCGAAATGGAAATTATCAATCCAACTGCAGAAGATTTTGAACGTGCGATAAAAACCATTCTGCGCTATATAGGAGAAGACCCAGAACGTGAGGGTTTAGTGGGCACACCCGACAGAATACTGAGGATGTGCAATGAGCTGTTCAAGGGGTACAAGGAAGATGAAAAGCCTAAAATCACTACCTTCCACAACGATATGCACTCAACGGACATCGTGTTTGACTGCGGTGATTATTACTCGCTGTGTGAACATCATCTCCTGCCTTTCTTCGGTCGGTATTACTTTGCATACATACCGAAAGAGAACGGACGCATTCTCGGCATCTCAAAAATCGCCAGGGTTGTCAACTACTGCTCTGCAAGACTGCAACTGCAGGAAAGACTGGCAAGGCAGATTGTTGAGATGCTTTCTGGTGCGCTGGACGGACAACTGTATGGGATGGCGATTGTCATGAAGGGAAAACACCTCTGCAAGGTGATGAGAGGTGTCAAGAATAACGGAGAAATGACTGTCGCGCACCTGTCTGGAATATTTAAAACTAATGCTGATGCCAGAAGGGAATTTTATAAATTAATTGAGTGTAATAAATAATAATTATATATATATATGGCTAAAACAAAGTTGACAAAGGATTTTATAAAGAAGGCTTATGACTGGGTCTGCGAGAACGGGCTCATGGATGACGGCGGGGCAAAGTTTGTCGACTTCTGCAAGGCTATGTGTATATCAGATGAAAGTTATTACAACTGGATAAATGGAGTGTCTGAGGCCTCTTTGCATTTTTTGGAAGCTATCAAAAAAGCAAAGCAGGTCTTTAGGCAGAACTTGGAGGTGGACTTGGTTGTCAGCCTTGCCAAGTCTGCCAAAGGCTACCGATGGCAGAAAAAGCGGACTGAATACAAGGACGTGAACGGAAAACCGCAAATCGTGAAGCAGATAATCGAGGATGTTGACGTACCTCCAAACACTGGGGCGGCTATCTTCCTGCTCACGAACGTTGCGCCCGACAAATGGAAGAATAAGCAGTATATTGACAGCAGGGAGACGAAGGAGACCAAAATCAAAGTCGATTCAGACGCTGAGATACTGGACGAGATTCCTGCCGATGTGCTTGCAGACATCACTGAGACATTGCAGCTGGCTCTGCAGAAAGAAGAAGACAATGGCACGGAATACGACAGCCAGACAAGTTGAAAGACATTACTGCGGTGAGTGTGCAATCGGTACACCCGACACCGCATTCGTGAATCAGAGTGTGGACGGACGACCTATCTGCGTTGTCTGCCCACACTACAAGTTTAAGAGATTAATGCGAGAAATCGCCTGTGAGCGTTTCAAAATGAAGAAATGAGCAATTTATCATCAGAGAAAATAAAACGCATTGTAGAGCGTGACAGACGGCAAATCATGCATATCGGCTCACGGCAGAGATTAATAAACTTTGTCCGCTACCTCATGCCAGACTTTATCACAACGGATTTCCACAGAGTCTACTACGAGGTACTTGACAGGTTTGCCCATGGAAAAATTAAGCGGCTGATTATCCAGATGCCACCCCAGCATGGCAAATCGCTCGGATCGTCACGTATGCTCCCAGCGTATATCGAGGGATTGAATCCAGACAAGCGCATTTGTATCGGCAGTTACTCGACAACCATCGCCAGAGACTTCAACAGAGACGTGCAACGAATTATAGATTCTGACGCATACAAGGAGCTTTTCCCTGACACTGTTCTCAGCACTGGAGGAAACAAGCTATACCAGCGCAACAGTGATGTTATTGAGATGGTCGGACACACTGGCTCGTTGAGAGTGGTAGGCCGTGGCGGTAGTCTGACATCAAAGACCGTTGACATCTCCATCCTCGATGACGTTTACAAAGACTATGCAGAAGGAAACTCGCCAGTTATCCGTGAGGCTGCATGGAAATGGTACACGACCGTAGTCCGTACCCGTAAGCACAACCAGTCGCAGGAGTTAATCGTCTTTACACGATGGCACGAAGACGACTTAATCGGACGCATTGAGAAGAGTGGCGAGAAGATTGTGGACGCACGTAGCTGGGCAGACATCGAACACATAGACCCGGCTGCATGGCTTCGCATTAACTTCGAGGCATTGAAGACTGGAGAGCCGACAGAACTTGACCCGAGGCAAAGCGGGACGGCTCT